GGACAAGTGTATGCGAAAAAAATGTTAACTTCAAGGCGCTTCGAGGCGTGACGACGTCTGACTCAAGGTACATGCCACGAGTGGCAACCTCCTGAGCCAGAGCTGTGATAGTGAACCATGGGGAATCAGTGGCATAAGCCAAGTCATCGCCACCGTTCAATTGTCGTAAATGCTGACGCATCTCGAGAATATTGACAGGGACAGGTGAAAGATCCATGTAGGCGGAGGCTACAACACGATGTGTCATCAACGTATTGACAACAGTTGTGAGGTACCATCCTGAGGGATTCATTTCAAGTTGAAGAACAGAATCTCCAATAATAACTCTGGGGCACATAGCTGTGTTGAAAAGCATGTCAACACCAGCGTGGTACTCAAATGGGAGACCATTTTTCATGAAATCACGCTCGGGTTCGGCGTTTTTCCATGAGGTATCACACCCAGATTGGTCGGCGTCGTAGGCATACGGAAGACGACCATCATCATCAAGAATTCGTAAAGCACGCTCAAGACCTCGGCCAAAAATATTTATACCGATGGCACTTGAGTGACTATGAACGGTTGCAGTTAAAGAATCAGCTGCCTTCTTAAAAAGAACGGCACAGGCAAGCTGATGGTGAAAAGGGGCAGGGAGAAAAACGCGGGCGTTTTTCCCCAAGGGCAGTAACTCATCTTTTATGGAACCAATAAAATTGCATTTCACATAATGACCATGTATAAGAAGATCTACGCGCTTGCGGATAAGAGGTTCAAACTTATCCCAAGCCTGTTTTTTTGTTTGACAGCCCTGGTTGACATAAGGCCAGCCAGGTGAGCGATCCCAATCTACGTCACGTAATACTTCCTCAATTGTAGAAACCCCACCAATAACGAACGGGGAAAATTCAATATTAAGAATTTCAAGTGAACGCAAATATTCCTCAGTGGTCAAATGTTTGCCACGAGGACGAGATAGCTTAGAGAGCCATTTCAAATAAACAGCCTTGTGAAGAACTGCGGGACGGAATGTTGGATTAACAAAGCCAAAGGTTGACTTAACATACTTTGACTTGGGCAAGGGACGATTAGGAACAGAGCTAACGGGCAAAAAAGCTTCCCCGAATAACTCAGAGAAACCACGTGGCTCAATGAGCGCCACGTTGCCCACCGGGTGAACGGTGGGCACAATTAGTTTTTTGTGAAAGTTGCTAACCATTTCATAA